AGAAACCATGATAGGATAGTCTTCTGGTATGCGTCGGCCTTTTAAGTAATCCCAGTACACAGGAGTGTCTGGTGACACAAAGTCCACAAACGCCGGCAGCTCTGCTTCCTTAAATTCTATAGGTGCCAGGTTGTTCCACACACGCTGACGGTCTTCAATTATGCCTTCTACACTGCGATGACGCATGCTTTCAAGATTAAGCTGATTGATATCGTTGTCAGGAACACCTAGCCACTCTAACAAACGTCGAGCTTTGAAACTTATGTTACGGCCAAGTATAAAGCTTGTGGTGTATCCACAGTTAAAACAATGATAACTCCAGCCTTGGTCAGATAGTTTGATGCCGCCACGACTGCGACGGTCTTGGGTATTGCCATTATGCACACAGCAAGGTGCATTAAATGAGATCCATCCAGAACTTGACTGTTTTCTTTTACCAGGTAAAAATGCTAAGACATCGATCATGCTGTATTATAGCATAGTTTTCAAACATGATCAACTTATTTGGCTTCAACGATACTTGATATCGAGCACATACCCTGTGGATAGAACTACTGCCACTGATTGCATGCCATTGGGGTTTGGACGATATCCAGAACCTCCTGATATCAACGTAACGCCTGTGACAGTACCATTGGTTTCGTCAATTGTGGCCACTGCTTCTGCACCAGCGCCTTCGCCGATGAACTCAACCATTGGTGGTGCCAAATACCCAGTGCCAACATTTATCACATTTACGCCTGTGATAACTCCCTGAACCACTGTGGCAGTGGCCTGAGCAGGTGCACCCAGAACTTGTTGTCCGTTTAATGCTGTGGTGTAGATGCTGTTGTTAAAGCACAAACGAAGCAGTGGATGCCAGCCCACAATGGTCATGTGTATGGTTTTGGTTTCATTTAGATATGTTGTAGAGTCTGTGACATTGTACCAGAGACTTTGGTATGTTTCTGCTGCCTGTGCTTTGATTGTGCCTGTGTAATGAACCAGATCCATTTGTATGGTTGTTACAGGACCAATGGGCTCAATAAAACTGCTGTAGAATTCTGTGCTTTGATAAGGATTAGATGTTCCCTGCGGTTGGCCACCCTGAAGTGCCCAGCTTGGATACAACGAACCAGAACTGCCACCATAACTGGTTTGTCCCGATAAGTTTGTTGTTGGAATGGTTACTTCGGCGCTGGGTACAAATCCTGGATATACACTGTCCACAATGTCAACTGGTGCACGAGCACCTGCTTGGGCATCTGTAAATACTGCTTCAATTAAGTTGCCACTGGCTCTTGCAATGCTGTAACTAGCAGGCTGTGCCAAAACTGTGCTGAGATCGGCGGCCTCTAGCGTAACTTTGGCGCGGCCGTAAGCGGCATTGATAATGACCATGGGTTTTTCAGTTAGTATAGCATCTCCATTTTGACTGAGCATTCTGAATGTCAGAGTGCTACCTGAAATATTGACAGGCTTTTCGTCTTGATTGATAAATTCAAACAAAATTACGTTGTCAACGCCTTTGTTAACTGTTAGTTTTTTAGCATACACTGGATCGTACCTCAAGGTGAAGTAAGCACCACTGGTGTCAATTGTTATAACTCTAGTTAATTGTTGATAAAGATAAGCAGTGGTTGAATACATAATATGTATTTAGCGAGCTTGTGCATTGCTCAAGCTGTCATTAATATACACCAAAATTACATGTTATAAATATCCCAATGGTCAATGATATATTCACAAAATTAAGCGAGCAATACCCTTTTATCACATTGTGTGTATATGCCTCCACGGAATATGTGGGTATTGTGCAAAATCAAGACAGTGTTGTCACTACCATTTACGATTTTGGTAGTGTACACGATCCTGCATTAAAATTGCGTTTTTTAGAACTGGCCAACATATGGTGGTGGGAAAGCAATCGCAGTGTGCCTATTAATATTTTCCTAAAAAAAGATTGGGAAATATTTAAGCCATATCTACGTACCTTTGTAAACAAAGATCTTGCTATACTACACGGCCCGGTGTGCAGCCTTGCAGACATTTCGGCCAAGAAAAGCAAACGTAAATCTATTACGTTGGTTCGCCGCATGGAGTGAGCAAGTTCATATGCAACGCAACCAACATGCTGTAGCTTATGGCATGTGATTTTTTAAACACAAACCCTTTACTAGTATCACCGTCCCACACAGATTCAAACACTTGAGACCAAGATTGTTTTTGTAAATGTGATTTGCCGGGTCTAATGATACTGATAAACGCTGCCATTCTGGTGATACTGTCAGGTTTCATTTCTTTCAATAACTCTGTGTAGTTTCCTACATGCACCAACTGTTTGGCCCATTCAGGGTTGGTCCATAATTGTTGCCAGTCTGGTTCTTGCGCACGGACCTGATCGTAGTGTACAGGGTCTTTGACCAGTTGATACACACTCATGTTCAACAAGTCAATTTTAAAATATCCCAGTTGTTCTGCAGATTCGTAATCAATGGCAGCACATTGATTTACAGGATCCCATGGCATATCAGTAACATATACTCCACTGTTGTGTTTGCGTACTTGCCCTTGAGTCAGCTGACGAGCTGGTGTATGTTGTATCAGCTGTAACACCTGTGTGCGATCTGCAAAGTCAATATCTATATCTGCGCTCATGTCCAAGTTCTACTAGTTTAGAATTAACGTAGGATTCTTCAAGCAAAGTCAAAATGTCTGGCTCTGCGCCAGTTTTGTTAATGACATCCTCAATCACTTGATCTGCTTTTTGTTTTGAATATGCATAAGGTTGTTTTCTTATAAATTGACTGTGCAATTTTCTAATGCTGTCGTAATCATTATACTGAAAACCAGCCCATGTTGCAACCTTTTTGAGCTCTTCAATAAATTGTTCTTCATTGTAAAAACAACCATATGGAAACTTGTGTACATCATTGGTTTCATTGTAAACCATAAACGTTTGCCGATTCATTAACTGCACTACCATTTTACGCTCATAGTAATCTCTTAATATGTGCCTTGAGCAGTCGGGTTGTTCTTCATCTAGTTTTAAAGGAACAATATCATAATTGTCTTTTAAAAATTTCTTGGTATCTTCTGGCAGTTCGTTATATTGATCTAGCACAAAAATTTCAGGCAAACCCAACTGCTCCTTAATATTGTTGTACTTGGGTAACACCACTTCAACAAAATAATCAAGTCGGATAGTATCTATTGTTCCTTTATAAAATCTATTGTTTAATGTATGGAACGTGTTATTTTGCAAAAGATCCGAATCAAATTTGCCGGGACCAGATCTTAAAAGAGAAATTTGTGCCAGTGGTAACACGTCATCTTCTGTGTATCCGATGCTGAGTATTTTTGTAGTAGGTAAAGGCTCACCTTCAAAGAACCAATGTGCGGCATGAAACACTTGTGATCTCGGGTCAATGTATTGTTTAAAATGTGCGGCACCATCTCTAGAAAAAGGAGTGGCTGACTTTGTTTCAACTCCGGCTATTTTGTTACACACAAATTCTAAATAATTACCATGACTTCCTGGATAAAAGTCAATGCAAATTTTAGGATCTTTAATTCGTTGTTTATCTTCTTGCATTACTCTACGCCTATTCCTATAAATTCCATAGTACCGATCTCTCTCATTGTTCATTTACCATCCTGCTTGTTTTAACATATCTTTAGCATATTCATAGTCTGCTGGATAATCACGAAATTTCTTTTGCCACAAGTCTGCATCTATATAAGGATATATCATGGCAATTTGGTCTGTATTGAGTTCATTTAAAAATTGTTGACCAGACTCACTGCTGTATATTAGCCATGGACTGATGCGGCCTGCTGTCACAGCATAAACCAGTGCATTGGTGTTGCCGTAACGCAAACAATCGTGAGCTGGATTGTTTGCGTTTTCAGACCAGCCAATGGCAAACTCTAATCCTCTTGCCAACGCATCATTTACTTGTTCTACTTGTAGGTAAAAAATTAAATATTCTGTGTATAATTTATCACTGCACCAATGATCAATCTTTTTATTTTGTTTTAATACCCATTCCATAAACCTCTCAGGATTAATAGCACGGGTAGAAACACAATAACGACCAAATTTTACAAATGCTCGGTAGTAGGGACTGTCAGCAAAGTCATCAAATGTTTTTAATTTGGCACTTCCTTGTGTCATTTCATAAAACTTGATATATGCTTGGAAACCCAATTCTACACCACGCTCTGATCGTTCTTGTCTACGTCTGCGGGGCTCGCAACTGTGCACAGTCAGGCTTGTTTCTTTGATAAAGTCTTTTTTACAATACTGACAGGTGTAGCTCATTTTTTAACGTCTTGTCCTGCTGACTTGAGATACTCATCAATTTCTTTTTTAGTTGTCATGGATGCCAGTACGTCAAGATCATCATCTTTCATATTTGGGTATATCTCTGCCAACTGTTTACGTATAGTGCTAGCACCTGCTTCTTTTTTCTTGGGCGGAATCCATGTATGTCTATATGTGCCCATGTCCGGACTAACTGTTGTGGCACATAACCATTGCAACTCAGGGTGCTTGTTTATTGCAAAAAAATGTTTGTTGAGTCTTTCATTGGTAGCAATAAGATAAAATTCTTGTAGCTCTCTTGAGGTTTCAACTGCACTGCCCCAGCGTATCATTAAAAAGTTTGAAAATTTCTTACGCTCATCATCAGTTAGTTCTCGATAGAAGTTACGATTCTTGCGATCAAACTGTCGCATTTCGTTACCAATGTTTAACTTGTCGCTCATTACCAAGCCTTGTTATAATCAATTAATTCACAATTGCGGCTTATGTCCTTGACAAAGTACACACACTCGGGCTTGGGTCCATCTGATATGGGAACGCACAACAACTGTCCATTCTTTAGCTTGGGTGCATACCAGGATACCTCGTGGTATACATCAATGATTTCAATTGTGGGGAAACTTGGTCTAAAACTACTCAACGGATTAAACTGAAATACTTTGAAACCTCGATCGTTAATACTGGTAAGTGGTAACACTTCAAGGTCTCCCATCTCAGGTTCACCAATTAATACTTGCCAGTCCATGGGCATGCGGATTTTATGTTCGCCTATCTTTAGTACTAGCGCAGGAGCACTAAAGCTTTCAAGAAAGATCAACGGAATATAATGATAGTCAGGATCCTTGGGATCGCTGTTGTCAAAAATGGCAAATCTCAAGTCGTCTACTTCGTCTGGAAGTCGGTCAAGATCAAATGGTTCGTTGTTGTCTAGTGTTAGTATGCGCATGATGTTATTATAACAGGTTTCTTTGATTTACGCAACCGTTAGTGGTTATCTGTTTGAAGCTGTGTATTAAATAGTCGCATAGAAGCGGTATTTGGATAATACAATTTGTCTTTAATTCCGTGATGATCTAAATAAGCAGACCATAACAAAAACTCTAAGGTCGGCGGAGGGCCGGGGACGTCCGAATTAAAAAAATTATGATCTAAGTTAGGTAACATATTTTTTACTGTATCTGTGTGCATTAAAAATGGAACCAGGTCCGTCATAAAATACTTCCAGTTATCTATAGTGTTGTTCCAATGATTATAGGCAAAAGATAATTGCTCAACTAATAATGTATTTTTATAATCTATTGGTGTTTGTCTACCACATGCTTTATTATACTTAAACATGTCGGTGTGCCTAATAGGGGTGAATAATTCAAGGTCGCTGTCTAATAATAAATACCAGTCAGACAAAACTATTTTACTTACAACTAATTTAAACCATTGTTGACTTTGCCAATCTAGCGGCCCAGGCCAATCGTATATTTGCGTATAATGCCAGACTTTGAATCTTGGGTCGGTTGGTATAAAATTTACAATCTCGATCATTGCTTGTTTATGATCATTGACTACAATATGCACCAATTCAGTGTCATGCCCTAGTCCATGTTTGATAATAGATTGTAAACATTTCTGAAGTTTTACAAAATCTTTGTTATAGGTTATAATAACAGTTTCAAAAGAAGGGCAAGATGTTACTGTCATGCTATATTTATTTCCATTCTAGTTTTTCCTGCGAGAAAGGATAGTTGGCATCTCTGTAGAATACTTTGCGTTTGGTCAAGTGACGTTTGGCAAACTTGCAGGTCGAAGTCACATCCCAGATCTGGACGTGGTCCTTGTCTTCCGCTTTCCTAATACCCCTTCCAATAGATTGTATAACTCTAACAAAGCTCTTTCCGGGTTCCAAAAGAACCAGATTAAAAATACGAGGGATATTAATACCCACAGCGGCCACACCATAAGTCGCCACAATAATCTTACCAGTGCTTGTTGCCACTTCATCATATTCATCTTGTCTTACTCCAGCTTTGGTTGCGCCCGATACAAAAACAGCTCGATCGCCCAGGCGTTCAATCAAGGCGTGGCCTGCTGCCACTCTATCTACTAATACAAGTGTATTGCCTGTGTCGTTA